CCCGCCGCGAACGCGCCCCACCCGTCGGATGCGCCCTCTCGCAGCATTTGCAGCAAATCCCTCGCGTTGTACGCATAGTTCTGCATCATGCCGATGGTTATCGGGTCGGCGCGGTAGCACGCCGTCCACGTCCAATTCGACTCGATGCCGCCTATCACGTACATCGAGAACATCGCCTGGTTCTGCGTGAGAGCCATATCATCACCTCATGCACTGGTTCATTACCACGCCTGTCGAGCAGTTCACGACCATCATCTTCCTCATGCGACCGTCGAACGCGTTGCACGCGCCCATGCGGTACACGGTCAGCGTGTTCTGCCGCTCGTCGTAGTCGTACAGGTTCGCGCACAGCCGTCCTTGCGGGCTGCCGTCGCGCACCAAATCGCCGTACCCGTCCGCAATCGCGGAGTTCAGCGTAACGACGGGGAACGTGTTCTGCGTCCAGAGCGCGTCGAAGTGCCAATGCCCCGTGAACCAGAACGCGAGCCTCAGCCCCTTTCGGCGGTATGCTTCGGCTATGTCGAATGGCCGCGTGAGGAAAGAATAGTAGTTCCCCAAACTGTCGGGATAATATCGCCCGCTGGTGGACGATTTCCATGTGCCAGGCGCAGGCGCGGTCGCCCGTTCGTTGGAAATGTGCGAGCAGACGATGCAGGCGCGCCCCTCCGCCAGGCATTTTTCGAACACGCTCTGAAGCCACGCTTCCTCCTTCGCGATTGCGTCCCCCGTCACGGTCTGGTCGATGCCTATCAGCGTCACGCCTCCCAGTTCCTTCGTCCACCATGTAGCGTTCTCGTCCACGACCGCGCCGTTCGACTTCCATGCCTTGAAGTACCTATTGTAGAGCTGCTCCTGCGTCGGGCGGATGCGCCAGTCATGGTTCGACATGTCGTTGCCCGCCTTTAGAATCGCGTCGTGGTTTCCGACGGTGAACAGCGTGTTCGCGAAAGACCAATCGCCGATGCCGTCCTCCCACCACGCGGGGCATACGTCCCCTGTATGCACGGCTGCGTCCAGGTTCGGCACGCTTCGGCGCAGCGCGTCGAAGTCTGCGTACGAACCCGCCGTCCCGTGCGTGTCCGAAATGTGTAGAATCCTCGTCATGCTATTTCACCATCCCGTTGAACGCCGCCATGTTCTCATAGGACGTGGACGCGACGTTCACGCCAGTGGCGAACGGACGCAGATAGAACACCACGGAGCCGCACATGTCGCCTGCCTGCGAAGATTCGGACGTGTTGGGCGCGATGCCCCTGTTGCCGACCGTGAGCGTCAGTCCCGACCATCCTGCGAACTCGTTATCGTTCGTCCATTTCATCCAGGTACACCCAGGGCCGAACACCTTCTCGGTGACGGTCGGCACGTAGGACGGGAGAATCATCACGGGAGCGTCGTTGTTGCCGATGTCGGTTCCTGCTGCGGACGCGCAGCGGGTGATGACCAGGATGTACAGCTCGGGGATGTAGAAGCCCGCCAACTGAGCACCTCCTGGCACGACCATGCCCGCGTTGTCCGCGTTGCTCTCGTGCGAGTCGAAATATCGAATCGTCAGGCCTTGGAGAATGGCGTTCGCCGCCGTGCGATCGATTTTCTGCGCGGTCACGGCAGCGTCCGCGATGTTCGCGGTCGCGACGGGGAACGCCAGCGTTCGCCTGAACGTCGGCGGGTACTTTCTCCAGCTCGGTGATGCGCGTCTCCGCGAGATTGATATCCCGCTCGTTCGTCTGCGCGAGCGACAGCGCGTTATCGGCGGTGCTCTTCGCGGCGGTCGCGTTCGCCGCCGCGCCGTCGGCAGTGGACTTGACAGCGGCAATCTGCTCAGTGTTGGCGGTGATGCGCCCGTCGAGTCCGCCCACCGTAGTCTCCACGTTTTCGACGCGCGTGGACAGGTTAGCGACCTGGTTGCCGTAGTCCACCACCTTGTTGTTCGCGTCCAGCAGAGCCTTGTCAATCTTGCCCATCGCGCCGTTGTACTGGTCGCGAAGGTTGGGCTTGTCGGTAGAGACGTACAAATCCAGGCTGTAGTTCGGAGTATAATCTGACGCCATCCCTATTCTCCTTTGAAGTACACGATGCCGTTCGCCGTCACCTTCGCGGCGGAGAGCTGGCGGACGGTCAGGGTCTTGTCCGTGTCTAGCGGGTTGAAATCGCCTGTCGCCCCTTCGAGCGCCGTGACGCGCGTTTCGAGACTGTCCACTTCCCCCTGCGCCTTGGTCGCGGCGGCCTGCGCCTTGGTCGCGGCGGTGTTCGCATTCGCCGCCGCCGTCTCGTTGGATTTGATACGCGTGTCGATCGATGAGACTGCCGCGTTGTATTGATTCGTGAGGTCGGGCGAATCGGTCGCCTCGTAAGTCGGGAATTTATAGTTTGTCGTTTGACCCATTTTAGGCTCCTTTCACGAAGTACCCTTCTTTGACCTCGCCTTCGGCGAGAATCTGGCATGTAATCCTGCCGTCGAGCGGCTTTTTATCCTCGTACACTACACCTAGCGGCCGAAACTGCTCCCCCAGCAGGTAGCCGCTGAAAACGGCCAGGCCGCGTACGTTCAGCCCGCATTCCGACAGCTGCGCCACGTCCATGTCGAGGTCGGCGAGCGTGTCGACGTCTATGGCGTGTACGGTGAGGTCGTTGAAAATGTCCCTCATAGTATTGGCGTTGCCGTAGAACTTGCCCAGCACGACGTTCCACAGCATCATGCCCTTCTGCGTCTCCTCTATGAGTTTGAGCAGCGCGTTCACCGCGTCCTTTACTTCCGCGTCCGTGTACTCGCGCATGTCGGCGGTCTGCGCGTCCTGGTCTTTCTTCAGCCATTCGAGAAAATCGGCGAATTGAGACGTATGCACGAAACTGGTGTCAATCTCCTTTATCCGCCCCATTATGCAGGCAATCTGCTGCGCGATGGAAAGCGATTCGTCGTACACCAGCGGGGTCGTAATCTGGTTGCACGTCGCGCCCGTTCCCAAGTACGGGTAGTACGTACCCATCGTTTCCTCCTTTACAACGCGTTCCAATAGTCCGTGTATATCCCCATGAACAGCCCGTTCAAATCCTCGATGACCATCATGTCGATGTTGAGGAACGTGTCGCGGAACTGCTGCAAGGCCTGCGAGCCTGTGATTCCCGACAGGCCGCTCACCTTGGTGACGTACCGTTCCGTGGAGTCGGCTCCGGACGTGGACGAATCCTTCGCCGCGCTCGCGGTGGACGTGGTGCCGTCCGCCTTGGTCTCGCTCTTGGAGTCCGTGATATTAGTCGCGTAATCCTCCCTGCCAGACAGCTGCATCTGGGGGGTGGCGCTCACAAGCGTCCGCGCATCGCTCTCGGTCTTGTTCGAGGTCGAACCCTCGGCGTTCTCGGTGCGTTCGTAATCCCTCGTCTGCCGCGATTCCCCGCTCGATTCGCCCGACGTGTCCATGCGGTGATTCGCCATGGGGTCGAACTCTAGCAGCGCGCTCTCGTACAACTGGTTGTAGAACGGCATTATCTCGTTCATCCGCCTGTTGAGAAAGCGCTTGAACATCTGCGGGGTCTCGAACCCAATCTCGCGGAACCAATAATGCTCGATGATTTTGGCGTTCAGACCCTGCCTATAATCCTCGTCGAAAATCGGGTACGCGTCAAGACCCAAATCGAATCCGTTCTCGGCGAGGGAACCCAGCTCGACCGTGAACACCGCGCCGCGATGGTAGGGAAGCCCACAGCTTCCGTCCTCGTACACGCTCACATTCCGTCTCCTTCTCTCTGTAGCTCGGGTTCGACCATGAGGAGGGTGTTCATGTTGTCCGTGGACACGTCCTTGTTCATGTCGCACCACACGTCCAGTCCGTATTTGCGGTTAATCTCCTTGCATGCTTCACGCCTGCAATTGAGCCTGATAAGGCGGTTGGCTTCTATCTGCCCGTTGTTGGCTTCCACTTCCGCGCTCTGCACGCGCTCCGCCTTGCTCACGTTCGTGTTCTCGATGCCGAAGTACGTCATTACCTCGCTCCAGACGGTTTGCTTCGCCTTGAGCAAATCGGGTGCGATGAAGGGTGCGCCTGGTGACAGGTAGTTCATCTGCGACGGGTCGAAGATTCCGTCCGCGCCCACGATGACAGGCTCGTTGCCCGCGTACTGCTTAATCATGTTCTGCACAGTCAGCCGCTGCGATTCTGGCACAGTGATGAACACGGGCATCTTCTGCGTCATGAGGTTCACGTCTATGGTCCTGTCTATGTCCGCAAGGCGGCGGGCGTAAATCTTCATAGCGTTTATGTCGGGGCGACGGAGGTAGTTGTTCCAAATCGGAACGCAATCGGCGGCTTTGAGATTGCGATGAAACCCGTCCGCGCCGTATGCGATATACGACAGCGGATTCTGGTACATGTTAATCTGCCCCGACGGTGCGCCCATGGTGGCGAAGAACGCGTCGTACTCCTCGTCTCGGAAGAATACGCTCATGCCCCTGTTGAAAAGCGTCAGCTCTAAAAATCGCTGGTCTATCTCTGCGGGAAGGTTCTCCCATCGGTAGATGGCGCATGCCATCTGCTCTAGCAACTCATAGTACATGCGATATTGCAGATTGTTCATCTCGGCGGACTGCCAGACGTTCCTGCCCTTCTTCCTGCCCATCAGTACCTAACCCCTTCCAACGGCTCGTTGTCATCCAGCTCGATGTTGTTTATCATGGACGGAGAAGACCATACCGTGACACCCTTCTCCAGGATGCCGCGAATCGCCTGCTTGAACGTCTCTGGCATCGTTGCGTTAATCTGCACCTGCTGCATCTTCCAATACGTGAAGTTCTCCATGCACCGCAAATCCTGCGGAGGGCGAACCCATCGGTTGACATAATATCCGTACCGAAGCCAGAAGTCCCCGATTTGCCGCATCGCGCCAGGCTTGATGCGCTTCCATTTCAAATAGATTCCGCAGAACCCGTTGGCGATGTTGAACATGTCGCCGCCATTCTGCCCCGCAGTGGTAGGCTGCGTAAGCTTGGCATCCTGCACCTTCGCCTGAATCCCCGCGATTGCGTTCTCGTAATCGCCCTTCGCCGCGAACGCCGCATAGTCGTAATTCGTGTCCCTATTGTAGCCTTGAAGGGCGACATTGTTCTGCGTGGTCGCAGTAGCCGCACCTACTTGGGCTGATGTGGTCATGTTAATCCAGTCATGATTGAGAGCCGTGTTCGCGACCGCCAAACCCGTGTTGGCCAGACCCGCTACGCCGCCGCCGATATCGCCGCTCGCAAAACTGCCTATCGCTCCGACACCAGACGATATGCCCGTCTGCAAGCCGTTCCACAGGTTCTTGTCCTGCGAAATCTCGTTAAGCTTCCAGTTCGCGGCGTTCGCAATCTCCTGGTTCGCGAGTGCATTGTTCATTCCCGCCGTGGATTGGTCGAACGCCAACCGCGCCCCCGCCATGGCCTTCTGCTGGCTCCAATCGGCGGACGCGAATTGGTACGTGCGAGAGTTGTTGGTAGATGCCATGTAGTACAGATACATGTTGTTCACGATTGCGACCTGCGGGAAGTTGGTTATCGTCAGGCACATGTCCAGACCCTCGCCGCCAGGAAGTCGGCGGGTGATTGCCCCTAGTGGATGGAACGGCGGATTATATGTCACGTCCAATCCCGTATCGCCTGCGCCAGCGTTGTACGAATCGGCATAGACGCAAACGCGCGTGTCTGGCGGTAACACGACGCTTTCCGCGCGGAGCGTGAGCATATCGTCCTTCACGCCGATGCACTCGGGCTTGAGAATTATCTCGCCGCCTGACGAATACGTCAGCTCATAGCACGTATACGGGTACGTGAAGAACTTCTTAAGGTTGCGGTATCTATCAGGCAGCCAGAACGCAGTCCTCGCGTTGTGGAACTCGAACTTCTGCGTGTCCAGAACATTGCTCGACAGACGATAAAGCGTCGCGCAAGTAAGACCCTCGCCTATGTCTATGCCGTGCTCGTCGTATGAGACGAATCGTTTCGGGACATATGTGATGGAGTTGATGCACTGTGAAATCCACGGCTTATCAGACAGCTGGTTGAACAGGTTGGAAGGGTCTTCGCACATGTACAGGTTGCAGCCCATAGGGATGCCGTTGGAAACCGAACCCGTGGCAGTGGCGAACACTGGCTTGGACACGGTACCTAAATTGCCTTCCAATTTAGCCGAACTCATAATCACTGCGACCATGTCCCCTCGTTCCTTCTGGAACGATTCGAACGCCTGGGCGCATACTTCATACTCCCCGCCGATGTCCAAACCCTCAGGTTCGAGAAGGTACTCTGACAAGTTGTCCAGGGTGGCGTTCTCGTTGGCGATGCCGATGTGACCCTTGTTGACGTAGCACAGGCCGAAAGATATGCGGTCGTAATACGTCTGCCACACGTCGAGCTGCACGTTGAGCTGCGTGGTGTTAGGCGCGATGTACTTGATGTCCGTGATGAAATAATAGAACGTGTCGGGCTTCCGCTCGGGAACCCCGTAGCCCGATGCCGTGGAAGGCACGGGCTGGACGGGATTGCGAACGATTAGGTAGTTGCATTGGTTGACCATGGAGAACGGCGCGTTGACACGGACAGGTTCGCCGTAGCGGAGATACGTCATGCCGCCGATGGTGAAGCTGTATCCGTATTGGCGTACTTCGTCGAAGTAGCGCTTGCGCAGCTCTTCGCTCTCGAACCTGACGATGTCGCGATAGCTGGCGTCCCAAGGGACGGCGGCGCACGTCACTTCCGTGTTCGGAGTCCATACGGAGTAGTCGAACTGATTCTCGTACTTGTAGATGTTCTCGGGAATCTCGGGAAATTCGTGCGCCATTTCTAATCCTCCTTAATCGGCCACCATGCCGATGCCGACGTTGAGCGTGCCGCTCTTGTACTGCTGCTCGCCCATCGCGACGGTCGGGTCGATGTACGTGCTGGTCGCTGTGACGGTAATCTTCTCGTTCTGCTCGTCTGCGGATACGTGGACAACGCCTTCAGCGTCCACGAACGTGCCGATGGACAACGGCTTGGTCGCTGCGGTGATGCCCCAAGTCACGCCCTGCGGAACGCTGTACCCAGGCGTTTCAGGGGTCACGGTGCCAGCCACGGTCGCTTCCAGTCGAGTGCGTGCGCCTTTCGTCGCGAACGTGGGGGTCGTGCCGTCCTTCCCCGCCGCGAACGCCACGGTAACGCCAGTGGTCTTGACGGACGGAACCTGGACGGAGCTGCCCGCTTCGGTGGTGAACATGACGGCGTTCACGAATCGGGACACGGAGTAGATGCCGTGGTGGTGCAGCCAGTAGTTCCACGAAATCGCCTTAGGATTGCGGATGCTCTCGAAGTCAATGAGCGTGTCCGCGCACATGAAGAAATCCTTGTCGCAGAGAATGGCCTGGCAGCCGTCGATCCCGAAATCGTCCACGAGAATGACGCGTGCGCGAACGTCAGCCGCAGACGCGTTGAATGCGAACGCCAGCACATTGACATCGAGCATGGCTTCGAAGTCGGGAGTCACGAACAGAACCAGGTCGTCCACGTTGGTGAAGGTCGGAACGCCCGCCGCGTTGTAGTTGCCTGACATGAACTTCAACTTGCCAATCATGCCGCGCACGGCTTCGGTGATGGCCATGGCCTTGTCCTGCTTCTCGGCGCGAGTGGTCGCGCTGGACGCATCGGGAACCTGGATTTTGTGGAACCCGTCGATTCGGTCGTATTCCGCAAACAGGTTGCGCATAATGAGGTACTCGTCCCAGTAGTCGGACGTGTACGGCGTTTCCATGATGCGTCCTACCAAATCCTGCAAGCCGTAATCGTTCAAGAACGCGCGGCGCAACAGCATGTCGTTGACGGTCAGCTCGTAGTAGTCCTGGCGGTTGATGGAGTGGAAGTTGCTCATTACGTCGGGAGGGCAGCATTTGAAAACGTCATCGTAGCACTTGTTAGGGTCGTAACGCTTCGCCTGAAGAAGCGTGGTGGCTAGCTCCTCGATGGTCTCTCCGTATTGCATCATGCCGCGCTTGAACTCCGCCAGAGGATTCGACCAGACCTTCGACTTGATTACCACGTCGCCGATGCGGTTCACGAGCGCGTCGATGAACTCGTTCATCATCGGGCGGTATTCGAGCAGGTGATTCACGGTATCGGTGATGTCTCCCTGCGTCGCCGCTGGAATGCGCTGCTGGTACGCCAGCGACGCGTCCGTTCGGATTGCGTTAAGAATCTGCGCGTTGGTCGCGCTCAGGGTCTTTACTGTCTTGACGGCCATTAGTCCTCCTTTTCGTCAGCGAACAGGTTGTCGATATGGTACACGGTTCCGTCGTCGTCCACATCCTCCATGACAACGCCGTCCCCTTCGTTTCCTGCGGGTACCTGCATGAGCAAATCGTAGTTGCGGGCTTTGAGGGACTGAATCTCCTCCATCATGCGCGTCTCGCCGTCTGCGTACTCGGACATGCGCGCTTCCGCGCCGTCACGGTACTCGGCGTGCGAGGCCTCGTTGGCGCTGATAGCCGCTGAAACATCTGCATAGTCGTTCTCGTCTAGCCTGTCGACGAGAAAATCCAATACGTCTGCGAACTCCATCTCTCCTCCTAAACAAAATGCCCGCACACTAGCTTCGGGCGTGTGCGGGCTTTTGGGAGTACAGTGACGTGGCCTTTCCCGAAACGTTCGATTCCCCAATCGCAGTACGCGAGCAGGTGGTTTCACCCAGGGCAATCCCGCTCGGTCTGTACGTCCCAGACGGAATGGGTGTCACCGTGTCTTATACGTTACGATTCGACGGTACATTTATCAATCGCCAAGAATTACCTCCATGAAATCAACACTTTCGTAGTATTCGCGGACGAACCGCTTGACGCACATTCGGAGCAGCTGCGACACGGTGATGCCCTCCGCATCCGCTATCTCCTTCATGACCTCGTACAAATCGTCTTCGAAGCGAAAGCTTCTCTCTATCATCGCGTACCTCCTATATCAATGTGAAATCCGTGCGTTCGAGCACAATGCCACCTTTACAGTGTCGGGGACGCAGCTTCCCATGAACCCTCAACCCCCGCTTGAAGTTGTCGAACGTCACATGCCCTTTCAACTCGTCGGGCATTCCCGCACATTTTATATCGTTATGCTCTTCGACATCAACCATCGTGTACTCGCCTTCGACCATGGCTCCGACCTGGTTGATGCGCTCCATATAGGTCTTCGCCCGCACGTACTTGGCTTCGACGAAATTGGATTCGTGCTTCCATGCGCCGAGATTCGTCGGATGAACCTCGATCCCCTCTATGCCCAACGGCTCCGTACCTAGAACATGCACGCTGTCGGTGTCCGCATACATGAAGCGGGGATAAAGTGCCTGTGCTGTAGTAATGGTCTTGTACCTCGCCCATGCCGTGATGAAGCAACCCATCGGGGTGTACACGGGGTCACGCGTCTCTTTATCCCCCAGCTTATAGCCAACGGAGCCATCGTCGCGAAGATATGGTATCTTCGGTGTTACGTCGGGATTAGTCGCGAACTTGCCGTAGAGCGAATTGAGCATCAGCTTCGCCAATTGGCGCAAACCTCCCGTGGTCGTGGCCTTGATATGCATCCAATGGTCGATGTACTTGCGAAACAGCCCCGTGGCCTGCTCGAACATAAAACCGCCGTTGTAGCTGAAAACGGTAACGTCGTAATGTTCCAATAAAATATCTAGGTCTATGTTCGTCAGCGCAAGCTCGACAGTGCCTAAAGTGTCCGTCACATATTCGTGCTCCGAATAAAACGGGTTGTTCTTGATTTGCAGCGTGGGGAGAAATCCGTCCTTCAGTTTGCAATGGCATGTCACGAATTGAATGTAAAGAGGATACTGACTATTCGGGGTGTACTCGCCGTTAAAGAAAATCGGTTCGCCGATGGGGAGCGGTCGATGGTACATAACATCGGGGTATAGACTGTTCACGTCATAAACGCTTCCAGCACCTACGATTCTGTCGGGGTGCCTATCGTCCGCTTGAAAACGCGGGTCTGCGTACGTCCACCCTCCGCGATACGCCATACGTACCATGGCATCGACTCCAAGGGACAGCTTGGGAAACCAATCTTCCCACTTCTTTCCGATGCCGTCTCGGTACCAATTGAGCGCATCGCTCCCGATAGTCAGATGCGTAAGCCCTTCGTTAAACTGCCTATCGAGCGCCATTGCGACAATCTGCACGTCGTTCTTTATGTACTCGCGCTCCTCGTCGGTCAGCTCGTGACCTGGCGGGCGGTATTCCTCATAGTCGATGGACAGTTTTGATATGGGGAGATTGAACGCTTTCGCAACCTGTTCGACGCGCATGGGTAGTTTCTTCAAACTGTCCTTGAATACTGCTTTTTTCTGCTTCTTCTTGCCCTTCTTCTCGAAACAGACTTCCATCTGGTAGAATTTGCCCATAGCAGATATTAATGTTCTAAACGTTTTAGTCCGTGGGGAATCGCTGTACTCGAAACCGTTATGCATCATGTACGATAGAATGAACTCACAGTCGAACGCGGCATTGTGGAAATAGTATGTGCCACCGTGCGTTTCGCAAAACTCCATGAAATTCTCTATGTCTATGCCGTACGAAATCTCATCAGGATTGCCCACCACGCAGACGCACCATGCCCACACCCTGCAATCGTCGGGGGAAACGGTGGTCTCGAAATCCGCCGCATAGTCCATAGCCTAACCACCATACACGTCTTGGTACAAAGCATGCGCTTTTTCCTTGGCCTGACTCAACGACGGTGCATGTACCTTAACCCGCGCCTTGGACTTCTTGCCCTTGCGCCCGCTCTTGGTCTTGCGCCCCTTCGTATCCCATGTCTTGACCGCCGCGGGAAACTGCAAGCGTACCTGTTCGATCGTGTCTATCATATGCTGCACTTGCGCATCGTGTTCTATCGCGTCTATATCCTCTCCTAACGTGACCTCTACATTGGTAGTCATATAGCGGTAATAAAGCGGTACGAAATTGGTGAAGTTCTGAAGTGCGAACAATTGGTCGTTCGAAAGCTTGCGTATCAACTTGGGGATACGCGTATCGTTGAATTCGGACGCGTGCGCAAGCAGATTCTTTCGTAGATTGCGCACGCGTTCTTTTTGGTATGACGGCGAAAGTTCCTTGCGCATTATCGCGCTTCGTTTCTCTATATCTTTCACACCGCGCAATTTTTCGGCGGGTGTTTCGCGGTACGCCGACGCGCCACCGAATGCCATGCCCTTCAGCCGCGCGGCTAGACTTCGTTCCGCAATGGTGGTTTCCGACGCACCCCCCGCCGTGATAAACGGCTGTTGCCCGTACGCATCCCACCATTTCGCATGTGCCACATTGTACTTTTTCTCAAGCCGCCGAAAGTCCCTATAGGTTTCGTACGGTATGGGCGTGCCGTCATATCCCGCCACATATCGAGTCTGTCGCGATACGAATCTTTCCAAATCTTTCGCGTACCGTTTAAGCGCCCATGTATCAGACGCGTCAACATTGCGAAACGGCGAAATGCCGCCCGTGCGAACGCCCTTGCGTTGCAAGCGCTTTATCTTTCGACGTGCGCGGCACTCCGCATCGGCAACCGCCGCCCGCGCCCTGTCGTTTGCTTTCGTCATGTCCCCCCGCTTCCGTATACTCTGCCGGCGAAGTACGCCACGATGACAAAACGGATGCCCGCCCGTTTATAGCGTTATCAAATGGATTCTAACGAGGTACCTCAAGAGTGGTAAATTTGTAGCCGTTACGCCCCTGTTTTTTCGTTGGCACAAGACGGATAGACGGATACCAAGGCGGCATCCCGACGATGCCCATGAGATTGCGGACGGCGGTTTGCACCCCGTTGCTCATGCATCCGTACGCCTTGCCATCATCGGCGATAAGCACGATGCGGAGCGCGTCGCGCATCGCACCGTCCTCGTCCTCCACATCGACGGATTGAATGACCACGTTTGCCACGTCGATGGGCGTACCGATATAATCATCGAGCGATTCGGCGTTTGATACGGCGGCGTACACCGCCAAACGCTCGTCCTGAGTTTCGGCGGCAAGGCTGCAATACATGCCGCCGCGCTCGATGCCGAACGGGTTGTTGACGGTTGCGATAGCGTTGTTTTCCATGTTATTTCCTTCCTTTCATGGCGGGCGGCACGCATTACGGCTTTACTAATCTTCGTCGGTTTCTTCGTCAATGCCCTCGACGGGCTCAGCTAGCTCACGGAAGCGATCGAAAGTCATTCGGTACGTGGTAGTACGCTCTTCAACGGACGCCGCCATAAACGAGGGTTCGTCTTTGCGCACGATAGCTTGCGCGGATGCTAGGCCGACGCGACGATTGATAACAGCAAGATAAGGTACGGGCTGACCTTCCGCAAGAATGAAACCACGTGCGATAGTTTCGGTGTAGGTCTTCTGAAGATAGTTTCGTGCCATGATAAGCTCCATTCTGTCAGGTGTTTCCGTCAACACCCATTATACACTGATTAGTATCATTTCCCACTTGCATGCATGCCTACATGCATTCTCCATATTCGACGCTAACGGCCTGTCATTACCTCAAGAGTGTCGCGTATGGATCGCAGCAAATCCCTTGCGCCCGTGATGCGCTGCCTAGACAGTACCGCATCGATAGTTGCCGCTATATCGTCCACAATGCAACATATCTCATCGTATTGCACCTCATACGCGGCCAAATCGCTATCGACCAACTCCCGCGCCGCTATGACATTGTCATCGCAATTCAACATTGCTGCAAAATCGTCTATGTGGTGGCACGGCACACCATGCCGTACTAAATACTCCCTTGCATCATCGGTGCCGAAAACGCAAGTGCCATCGTCGCATACAATCATTGCCGTCCCTCCTATCGCACCCTATCATATGCCAAACCCGTAGCATCGGCTACAGCCGCCGCCATTGACCCATTAAAATCGTCATAGCAGCCGATACGTTGCAGCACGACGCACTTGCGCAATTTGTGCTTGGCCGTCCAAGCATCGGCGACGCGATAAACCTCATTGTGCGCAATGATATATGCTGCACTACCAACCCAAACAACATGCACGCCGTCGTACAAGTCCCGCAAATCAGGCCATGCCGTCGTATTGGCAAATATCGTCGCGTACTCCCTCCACGCATCGCGTGCCTTGTCGATATGCCGCATATCAAGATACGCGGCGTATGTCCGCGTCGGCGTGATATGGCACACCATAGGACGGCCGTTTTCGGGATTGTCAAATTCAAACTGCGCCGTAAACATAAAGGTGTTTGCAGACGTAACGCATAAATCATATCCGCCAAGCACACGGCACAAGCTTTCGCAATGCTCCCACGCAGCGGCTTTAGCGCTGCTGTAACTCCCGTAAACCTCACTGATACTATTGCCCTTCCCGCATCCGACAAAACCGCAATGCTGCGTGTCAACCTCGACATAGCTAGGTATAGTGATATGTAACATTTCTTCCTCCTGACGTGTAATGTAACCTGCATTTCGTCTTTCGACATTGCATATACTACAGGCATGTACCTAGCGTGTCAACACATTTACGTACATTATTTTATTTTATTTTAGACGCATAAACCACTTGCACCATATATGCAGTCATGCTACAATATAGGCGTACCTTGAAAGATAATGATATCGATCCCTTCCCTTCCGAGTACGCCCCGTCAGAGCCGATGGGGAGTGGGCGGAGGGGAGGGGGGCATA